TGGCTTTGACAGTTCATCCCATGATTGCTATGGATGCCACCCGTATGCCCCGTGGCGCACGGCTGGAAGTGCGTCCTGGTAAGACTGTTTTGACCAACGGCAATCCTGCTGAGATTTTGCAGCCGTTTAAGTTTGGTAATCTAGACCAGAACACCTTCACTCAAGCAGCAGAGCTTCAGAAGATGGTGCAGATGGCTACTGGAGCCATTGACGCTGCTGGTATTCCTGGTAGCATCAACGGTGAAGCGGCTGCTGGTGCTGTTAGCATGAGCCTTGGAGCCATCATCAAGCGCCACAAGCGCACGTTGATTAACTTCCAAGAGAGTTTCCTGCTGCCTATGATTACCAAGATGGCGTGGCGATACATGCAGTATGATCCTGATAACTTTCCTGCTGCCGACTACAAGTTTGTCCCCTCTTCCTCGCTTGGTGTAATTGCTCGTGAGTATGAAGTGACGCAGCTTGTCCAGCTTTTGCAGACGCTGGGACAGGATAGCCCGATGTATCCCATGTTGGTGGGAGCAGTGATTGATAACATGAGTTTGTCCAATCGTGAGGAACTCAAGGCGCAGCTTCAGCAACTTACGCAACCTAACCCTGAAGCACAGAAAGCACAACAAGAACAGATGCAGCTTCAACTAGCAGCCCTACAGGCACAGGTGAAACTGCTCCAGAGCCAAGCAGCAGAAAGCCAGAGCCGTGCTCAGAAGTTGTCGCTTGAAGCTCAGGCAGTTCCTGCCAAGGTGGAGAATGATAGGCTCCGTGCCATCTCTGCCAACATCAAGCCTGGACAGCAAGACGATATGGAGTTCCAGCGTAGGGCTAAGATTGCTGAACTGGTGCTCAAGGAGCGTGAGATTGCATCCAAGGAAGCCATTGTGGCTAAACAGATGCAAGAACCCACTTGACAAATTAAAACTTTTGTGTTATAATGTAGGTGTCTTACATCCATAAGGAGAAATGTTTGGACCCTAAACTGCAAGAATATTACGAATCTTTACTAAACCTGTTCGCCACTGATGGCTGGAAAAAGTTTCAAGAGGACATGAGAACTAGTTTCGATAACCTCAACAACATCCAAACCATCCACTCGGAAGAAGAGTTTTGGTTAAGAAAGGGACAAATCAATACGCTGTCCTTCATTGTCAATTACGAACATGCAGCTAAGTCTGCCTATGAGGAGTTGACTAATGTTGAGAGTGTTTGATTATCTTTGTCCTAATGGGCATCGTACAGAAATGTTCACCTCTGAAATTTCAGAGACAACTGAATGTATGTGCGGTGCTACGGCTTTAAGACAGATGAGCACCCCAAGGGTATTCTTGGAAGGTGTTACAGGCGATTTCCCAGGGGCTGCTATGAAATGGGATAAGAAACACGCTGAACAACTTAAAGTCGAAAAAAAGCGTAACAGCTCGTAAGAGCCAAAGTTACATTCCTTCCATAATGCTTTTAGCACGGAGAAACAAATATGGCTACATTTATTGACGATACCCCTGAAACTGACGAAGACACTCAGAACATTCAGGAAGCTCAGGAAGCTGAACAACAGCCAACCCCTGAACAAGATGATGACATCCCCGAACGCTATCGGGGCAAGAGTGCAAAGGACTTGATTCGTATGCACCAGGAAGCTGAGAAGCTGATGGGTCGCCACAGTCAAGAGGTCGGAGAACTCAGGCGAGTTGTAGATGATTTCATCAAACAACAGACGGTAGTCAAAGAAGCCCCAAAAGAGGAAGAAGTAGATTTTTTCACTGATCCAGAGAAAGCCATTGATGCTCGTCTAGCGAAGCATCCTAAGCTTATTGAGGCTGAACGTCTTAATGCTGAACTAGCTAAAGAACGTGCGCTGATGGCCCTTCAAAAGGCACACCCCGACTTCTCAGACATTGTACAAAATGATGGGTTTAAGGAGTGGGTTGCTAAGAGTAAGGTGCGTAGCGAACTTCTCAATCGCGCAGACCAGCGTTATGACTTTGAAGCAGCAGATGAACTCTTTACATCTTGGAAAGAACGCCAAGAAATGTTGAAGAACACAACTGCCATTCAGCAAGCTGATCGGAAGACACAGCTTAAGCAAGCGTCAACTGGTGCAACTCGTGGTAGCAGTGAGCCGCAAGGCAAGAAGATCTACAGACGTTCCGATATTGTCGATCTGATGCGTAAAGATCCTGACCGCTATATGGCCTTACAACCTGAAATTATGGCTGCATATGCGGAGGGTCGTGTAAAATAATTTTGAAAGGAATCTAACATGGCAACTTCTGTTTATCCCGCAATGGGCGGTGCTGCTGGTCTTACCGAAGCCAGTAACTTTTTGCCCGATCTGTGGAGTGATGAGATTATCGCTTCTTACAAGAAGAACTTGGTTTTGGCTCAGTTTGTTCGCAAGATGAGCTTCAAAGGCAAGAAAGGTGATGCTCTCATTATCCCTAACCCCGCTCGTGGCTTGGCTGCTCAGACCAAGGCTGAGAACACTGCCGTTACGTTGCAGAACCTGTCGCAGTCTAACATCACTGTGAACCTGGACAAGCACAAGGAAGTGTCCTACCTGATCGAAGACATTGTTGAAGTGCAAGCTCTGCCCTCGCTGCGTAAGCACTACACCGATGACGCTGGCTACGCCATGGCTCTCCAGGTTGATAATGACCTGTGGGCTTTGGTGAAAGCTCTGGGCAACGGTGACGGTTCGTCTTACGTTCACAGCCGTTCTTTCCAGTTCAACACCTCCACTGGTGTTCTGGAAGCCTATGACGCTGACGGTACTGGTGACATTGGTAACTTCTCCGATGTCGGTTTTCGTCGTGCTATTCAGTATCTTGATGATGCTGATCAGCCCATGGATGGTCGTGTTCTGATTGTGCCCCCGAGCACCCGTAACACCCTCAATGGCGTGGCACGTTATACCGAGCAAGCCTTTGTTGGTGAGTCTGGCGCTGCCAATACCATCCGCAATGGTGAAGTGGGTAACCTCTATGGTATCCCCGTGGTTGTGTCGAGCAACTGCCCCACCCTGGAAACTGGTGTGAAGGGCGCTTTGCTGGCTCACAAAGACTGGGCTGTCCACATTGAGCAGATGAGCGTTCGCTCTCAGTCTCAGTACAAGCAAGAGTACCTCGCTACTCTGTTCACCAGCGACATGCTGTACGGTACGAAAGTGCTGCGTAGCGATGCTGGCGTGTTGATGGCTGTCGCAGCCTAATGCACTTGGGAGGGGCTTTATGAGGGCCTCTCCCTTTATGTTAATGAGCTTTTAAACAAGAGCTTATCACCATAAAGGAACCTTTAATATGGCTATCTGGCGTGGCAATGGCGGTGCAGGTGATGCTAATAATGATGTCACCGTCAACCAAGTTACAACTCTGACGCAACAGGCTGCAACCAGTGCTACGGCTGCGGCTGCTTCTGCGTCTTCTGCTGCTACGTCTGCCACCAACGCAGCAAGCAGCGCAAGCTCTGCCTCTAGTTCTGCCACTAGTGCTTCTTCTAGCGCCACTAGTGCCTCCACTTCTGCAAGCAATGCTTCTACGTCTGCAACGAACGCAGCCTCTAGCGCCTCTAGTGCTTCTACCTCTGCTAGTTCTGCGTCAACGTCTGCCACTAACGCAGCTTCCAGTGCCACTAGCGCAGCCTCTAGTGCATCGACTGCCACTACCAAGGCCAGTGAAGCTTCTACGTCTGCCACGAATGCAGCGTCTTCTGCTTCTTCTGCATCTACCTCTGCATCTACAGCCACCACGCAAGCAGGGATTGCCACCACTAAAGCTGGTGAAGCAGCTACGTCTGCCACTAATGCTGCTTCGTCTGCCTCCACTGCATCCACTGCTGCAACGAATGCTTCTAACAGTGCATCAAGTGCTTCTACTTCTGCAACGAACGCATCGAATAGTGCAAGTAGCGCCTCTACTAGCGCAACGAATGCTGCCTCGTCTGCCTCCACTGCCAGCACGGCAGCAACGAATGCGTCCACTTCTGCCACTAATGCAGCTTCCAGTGAAACCAACGCTGCTGCAAGCGCTACATTGGCTAATGATTGGGCTACGAAAACCTCTGGTCCTGTAGCAGGTGGTGAATATTCTGCTAAATATCATGCACAGAACGCAGCCACCTCTGCATCTAACGCTTCTACCAGTGCTACGAGTGCTGCTTCCAGTGCTTCCAGTGCCTCCACTTCTGCCACCAATGCTTCTAACAGCGCAAGCAGTGCTGCTACCAGTGCCACCAATGCTGCTGCTTCTGCCACCCAGGCAGCTACCTATGTAGCAAATCAAACTGGCAATGCTGGTAAATACTTAACTACCAATGGTACTAATGTTAGCTGGGCAACTGTAGATGCTTTGCCTAGCCAAACTGGTAATTCTGGTAAATATCTTACAACTAATGGAACCATTGCCTCTTGGGCAGCTGTCACCACTGCTTCTTTCTTCTTTCCTTTTTATAAAGCAAGTGGAGCAAGTGATGTAATTAACTTAGTGAGTGGAACTGCCTTGCCTTTCTATAAAGCAAGCGGAGCAGCAAGCAATATTTCTTTAATTTCTTAAGGAATCAAGATGGGTGTTAAGATTGTCAAATCAATTTATACAGGAAGTGATGTCACTTCTTTGGGTGAAACTACAGCCACTGATACCATTGATGGTGTGATTGCTGCCACTATCACTACGCTTACGGATGGGACTACCATCACTCCTGCTTTCACCGATAGCTGCAATTTCACTGTAACGCTTGGTGGTAACCGTACATTGGCAAACCCCACTGGCTTGGTTGCTGGTCAGAGCGGTAGCATCTTTGTTGTTCAGGATGCAACGGGTAGCCGAACGCTGGCTTACGGCAGCTATTGGGATTTTGCTGGTGGCACTGCACCTACACTCACCACCACTGCTAATGCTGTGGATCGTATTGACTATGTTGTTCGTTCTTCCACTAGCATTCATGCAGTGTTTACTGGGAACTACAGCTAATGAGTGCCTTTCATGACAATGCGTTAATTGGGGCTTCTGGTCAACAGGGCTACAACATCAGTCGCTCTGTGCGTCTGCGCTCGAGCGCGAGTGCGTATTTGAGCAAGGCAACGGTGGGAACGCCCACCAACAAGTCCAAGTGGACGATGAGCATGTGGGTCAAGCGCGGTGCGCTTACATCCACCTACTATGGATTCTTCGGCAAGACGATCAACGCATCGGCCAACTTCGCCCTGTATTTCGACGCCAGCACTGATCGCGTCCTTTGGACGTTCAATAACACCAACTACATGCAATCCAATGCCGTGTACCGGGATGTCTCGGCCTGGTATCACTTCGTCTTTGTGTGGGACTCGGCTAACGCCACTGCCGCGCAGAGGGCGCGCATCTACGTCAACGGCGTCGAGATCACCTCATGGGCGGTGGACAACAGGTCGGCAATCACGACCTCGATGGATTGCTGGAACACCAACGACCTGACCTACCCGCACACCCTTGCCGCAAACAGTGGATCTCCAGCATCGAGCTACTTCGATGGCTACATGGCCGAGGTCTACTTCGTTGATGGCCAGGCGCTCACGCCGTCGAGCTTCGGTGAAACGGATGCAGTCACTGGTGTGTGGAAGCCAAAGAAGTATGGTGGCACATACGGCACTAACGGCTTTTATCTGAACTTCAGCGACAACAGTTCAAACACCGCCGCCACCATTGGCAAGGACTACTCTGGCAACGGGAACAACTGGACACCGAACAACATCAGTGTGACTAGCGGGGTGACCTATGACTCGATGCTGGATGTGCCTACACAGTGGGCTGATGGCGGGAATGGGCGGGGGAATTATGCGGTAATGAATCCGCTTGCGGTTACAGCCGCAAATTCAACGATCACAAACGGTAATCTGCAAGTTGTTACGCCTAATGTCGGCGGCAATGCGTTTTCAACTTTTGCTATTCCTGCATCTGGTAAATGGTATTTTGAAGTTACTCCTACAAGCGGAACTGGTAATGCTTATATTGGCGTTTCTGCTTATACAGTAGGTAGCACATATCTTTGGCAAAATACCAATCATGTTTTTTACACCGGTGGTGGACAAAAATCGGTTGATGGTTCTGCATCTTCTTATGGAGCTTCTTACGCAGACAATGATGTGATTGGTGTTGCCTGTGATTCGGATGCTGGCACGATTACTTTTTACAAAAACAACACATCACAAGGCAGCATTTCGCACACGATGACGGACATGATTCCGGCATTGACTGACGGTGCAAGCGCAAGTGGTGTGACCTTCCAAACCAACTTCGGACAGCGCCCCTTCAGCTACACACCACCGACCGGCTTCAAGGCGCTGAACACGTTCAACCTGCCTGACAGCACGATCAAGGCGGGGAACAAGCACTTCGACACATTGCTGTGGACTAGCAACGCTTCGGTGAAAAGCGTCACTGGGTCTGCTTTCCAGCCTGATCTTGTGTGGGTAAAAGACCGTCAATCGGCATCGGCAAACGAGGGCTATCACCACTTGGTTGATAGTGTTCGCGGTGCAGGTAAGGTGCTGAGTTCCAACTCCACCACTACCGAATACTGGTCAGGCACAAACAACTCAGTCACTGCTTTCAACTCAAACGGTTTCTCGTCTGGCATCTTTGATGGCTTGAACGGAGACTCAATGGTGTCATGGCTTTGGAAAGCTGGTAACGGTTCTTCTTCCAACACAGACGGTTCCATCACCAGCACGGTGAGCGTCAATGCAACTGCTGGATTTTCAATCGCAAGCTTTACCAATGTGCCAGCGGTGGCAAGTGCGTACACCGTAGGACATGGATTGGGTGTTGCACCTAAATTGGTTATCGTAAAGAAGCGGACAGCAAACGCAGATAGCTGGTTCACATACCATGCGTCTGTTGGCAACACTGCCTATCTAGCTCTTGAATCAACGGCTGGTGCAACAACGTCCTTAATTTGGTCAAACACTTCACCAACTTCAACCACGTTCACCATTCGCGGTGGTTCTTTCTCGCTCGGTTTGTCGGATACGTTTATTGCATATTGTTTCAGCGAGGTGGCTGGGTTCAGCCGTATGGGGAACTATCAGGGCAATGGAAGCTCGGACGGCAGCTTTGTCTACTGTGGGTTTAGGCCGAGATGGATCATGGTGAAGCGCACTGACAGCATCTCCGATTGGCGAATCATTGACACAGCGCGTGATACGTATAACGTGGCTTCTGCTCAACTGTATCCAGACCTTGCAAACGCTGAGGCATCTGGTGCAATGCTTGATGTGCTGTCCAATGGATTCAAAATCAGAAACACCGACACAGGTTACAACGCATCAGGTGGCACATTCATTTATGCCGCATTTGCTGAAAACCCCTACAAACTCGCTCTCGCAAGGTGACAACCATGTTCATGCTCAACGGCTCCCCTCTCCCCATTGACACTCCCTTTGAGGTTGATGGAACGCACTACCCCGCCAACTGGCTACGCCTCACCACGCTTGAGGAGAAGCAAGCCATTGGCATCACAGAAGTGACAGACCCCGAACCGTATGATGACCGCTTCTACTGGGGCGCGGACAATCCCAAGCAACTGGAAGACGTGACAGTCGATGAGGTCACTTCCAAAGGTCTGAAGTCTCAGTGGATTGCCCAGGTCAAGGACACTGCTGGCAAGTTGCTGGCACAGACTGATTGGATGGTCATTCGCAAGGCAGAGCGTGATGTGGCTATCCCTGCTGATGTGGTTGCCAAACGCGCCGCCATCGTTGCTGAGTGCGACAGGCTTGAGACTGCCATTGCTGGCTGTGCAGATGTTCCTGCATTGATTGTTGTTATTGGTTCTCAAAATTGGGGTGAGTGATGGAGCAGCCAGATTTCGATCCTGTAAAGTATGGGGTGTTATGGGAACGTGTTCAGCAGATGGACAAGAAAATTGACAAGATGGAACGTCAAATTGAAGAGCTTCTTGAGCTTGCCAACAGGGGCAAGGGAGGCTTGTGGTTTGGCATGGCTGTGTCATCTGCGCTGGCTGGCATAATTGGTTTTGCCATTGCTTGGCTTAAGA